ATATTTTATTTTTTTAATTTTAATAATAATGATATTGATACATTAGGATCATTAGAAATAATAGGGTTAAAATTTTGATCCAAGATATTAATTATTAAATTTGAATATGTACCAGATGAAACTTTGATCCATTTCTCAAATTTTGGTTCGTAGACAATATTAGCACCAAAGGTAGATGTAATTGGAATAATATCTATAACATTAGTAGGAATTGATATTGCATTAGACACACAATTCACAGTAACTATTAAACTATTTATAGGAGTTGTATTTGGTGCAAATTGTGATAAAAATGATTGATCTGTTGCACCACCACCATATATACCTGCATTAAATCCTAGAAAAGCTTGAAAGTTATTATTTAAAACTTCTAAAGCAGGTGCTTTTGTTGTAGGTGTTGGAAATACAAAACCAGCAGGCGCAGACCATCCATAATATGCGTTTCCAGGTGTAGCAGGTTGAAATTCTGCAGCAGTTGGGACATTATATACTAATAATTGATTTGCATAATAAGTATTATTAATTGTAATATATAAGAAAAATACTGGATCTCCTTGTGCATTAGTTAAATATAAAGCATTATTTAAAAAAAATGTTTGTAGATATTGTTGTATATCTGATTGTGTATAAAATCCATTTGGTAGAGTTATATTATATACTGTACCATCCCAACTAATTATATTAAATGTATTGTTATTATTTGCAACTGTAATATTAAAAAAAGCATATGGAATAGAAAATGTTCCTATACATATTTCTGCTCCTTCAGGTATAAAAAATCCACCATTAATAAATTTATATTGAAATATAGTATTACTAGCAGATATAACATTTGTATTGTTTAGGATTAAATTAAAACTCATATATATAATATATTTATATAATAATATTTTTATAAAAGTATATTATATATATAGATGACTTCAACACTGCCACCAGATCCGCCAAATTTTCCAGGCATAAATTATAATCCATCATTTTGGTCTAATGCTACTACAACAGGGCTCACTTACAACCAAGCATTGAAAAATTTCTTAGCATTTCCAGTTGCTCAAGGAACAGAATCTTTACAAAATACAAGTGTAAATGGGACTTTGACACTCGTTAATCCTATTACACCATCAGAAACTTATTCACAATATATTGATCAAAATCCAGTTTATGATATGACATTATCAACTACACAAAATAACGGAGGTTTAACAATTAGAACTCCTACGAATAGCTTCACCATGAATCCAAAAACATTTAATATAAATCTAGTAACACCCTCACCTGTGACAGGTGCCCAATTCCTAAATCCAATTGATATGAATAATTTTAATATAGTAAATATGGGTCAATATTCAACAGCATATACACAAGCAAATAATACAAATCTAGATTATGTTGCTACTTGTAATTATGTAAATAATATGATTGTAAATGGTAATGGTATTTTGGATAATAATAATGTTTGGACTGGAACAAATGAATTTCAAAACTCATTATCAGTTACATATAATGGTGGTTTAAATATTGGACAATATGGTAATCTTTCAAATTCTACGATATTAAATCCTCAAATTTTTGTTATAAAAAATTCAAATCAAAATGATTCAGCTCAAATTTATTTTCAAATGTTTAATAGTGCAGGTGTTGCACAAACTCCAATGAATTTCACACCTACAGCAGTATATTGTAATTTACCTTTAAATTTAACAAATGGATCAGATATTAATATGGGTAATAATGATATAAATAATTGTACAAGTATTAATCCACCATCAGGAAATTATATTACAACAACAACTCCTCCAAATGGTGACAATTCAACAAAAATAGCGACTACTTCTTGGGTTAACAATAATCTCCCAGCCTTAACAAATTACGCACAATTAAATACTGGAAATGCACAAACATTTACAGGTGCCAATAATTTCACGGGTTTATTATTAAAAAGTGGTTTTAATGTTGCAACAGTGCCAAATTTACAATATGCTATAGATACTTATGCTGATAATTATATTTTAGGAACTGTTGACCATATAACTTTTAATAGTGGTAATAATCAAAAAACTATTTATAATCCTTCTAGTAATACTGGATCTTTTTATAGTTTTCCTTTTGTCATTACAGTTAATAACTACGTGGCATCGGGTGATATCTTATGTTTTATACAATTTAGTGTTAATCCATTGCCAAACTGGCCCCCAGCAATAACAACTGGACAACTTGCAGGGACAAGTAGCGGTATGGTTAATTATTTCGGTTATACGTGGGGAGGTCTTCCTAATGGTAAAGCAGGATTAACCTTAACTATGGCGTATAATGTTGGTACAGGATCAATTGTAACATTTAATCTTGCTAGTCTTGGATTAATTCAATCATAATAAATAAAAATAAAATATAAATTTAATATCAATAGTTTATCAGTATGAAAATACAACTTTACAATTTGGCGATACCTTTGGTAATATTGGTCATCGTGGTATTTTAGCATCAAATATTTATGGTTCAACTGCACTAACTGAAACATTTCCAACAACTACTACAGGCGATTCAGTTGGACATTATCACTATACAGAACCAACTACTAATGCGCTTAAATTTCTTAATGTAGCGGGAAGTGGCACAGGAGGACACAAATTTTATACTGCTAATTCTACAACCGCCCCAATTAATACTGCTACAATTGATTTAGATGGTTTAACATTAGATTATAGTCAAACTGGAGGAGATACATTAATAAATTTACCATCTGTAATATCTGGTCAGGTTGGGCAAGTTGTTTTTAACTATCCACCAGGATTAGATACATTTGGTATTCAATATGGAGTTTATAATAATCCTGTTCAAGTTTTATTTAATTCTGGTCCTTTTGTTGTTGGAACTACTTATTATGCGCAAGCAAGTAATGCACAAACTCTAATTATAAGAGCAACTCCAAACCCTTCTGATCCTGTTTTAAATTGTTCATCATTTACTTTTGGCCAAGTTCCATTTGCTTATGTATCTGGATCATCTCCTACAGTTTCACAAGTAATAAATATGTATAATACTTTATCAATTACAACTGATAATGATAATAGTGAATTAAGTGCTACTGAATTAACAATAACAACACAAACAAATCAATCAATATTATCATCAACTGCTTTAACTTTTAATAATATAAATATAAAATTAAATCAAGTACAACCAACATTAATATATTCATCTCCTGTAATTTATGCAGATGGTCATGAACCAGCGACAAGTTTAACAATTCGAAATACATATGGATATAGTGGATGGTATTATAAAAATGCACCACCAAATAGTGCACCAACAAATAAAATAAATTGGTATTTCGCACCAAGTAATCCGAATGTCTCTATAGTAAGTGATTTAAAAGGTATTAGCATAAGTTTTTTTAATGGTAATACTACAAGTAATGATGACACATTATACATCACGATATATACACGTGTTACAGGTTCTAATGATTATGCCCCTGGATTTTATCATAGTGCTTTTACTTATGTATTTAATCAAACTATAACACCAACTATTAATACTAATTATCAAGGAGTATGTATTATTGATAAGCAATATATTCCTTTTAATTATGAAACTCAGATACAATATGAACCATCTACTGTAAATAATCCAAAAGGAAATTATCAACCAACAGATAAAATATTGGCAGTTGTTATTGGTACAAATTCAGCAAGTGTGACCAATGCAGTGGAATTAGTTGTTAATAAATTAAATCTACATTATTCAGATTTCACACAATCATATTTATTAATTCCACCATAAATAATTTTTATTTAATATTTTGAGTAAAATTAAAAAAATATATAATATATATTTATATATATATCATATAATGCCTACAGCTAGAACTCAAGACATTGTTTTTAATTCATACATTGGATATGATTATTCTTTAAGTTTAGATTCAAAATTAGGTTGTAATTTAAATAATACTGCAATTTTAGATACATATCCTACTACAGGAACAGCAAGTCAGGGAACATATTTATTCGGTGATAGTGGATCAACTAAAATATTAACTGCGGGTGGTTCCAATGATAAGGCTTCTGTAAGTTTAGAAATTTGTTCAAGTTCAACTTCTCCTTATAGTGTATTATTTGCAAATAAAAATGGTGTCACTGTAAAATCACTTGTAACTAATGATACAACTGGTAATAGTCAATTATCACCATTAGGTATATTTTTTAATGGTAGAAATTATAAACCAATTATTGATGACAATTCTACAAATATCGGAACTATATTAAACACATCATTACCAGATATCAGAAATAGATTGGATGTGGATGAAGCATTATTAGCACAACATACTGATCAAATTTCAAATTTATCAGCAGTTGATGTTACCGAATTAGCAAAATTATCAGATCTTGATGCAGTTGATCAAGTATTAAAAAGTAGATTAAATGTTATTGAAGCTAAACAACCAGTTATTATCAGTATTCCAATTTATCACGTTTTGGCAGTTTATGCAGATAGTACAGGTCGAGCAGATTATATACCAGCATCAATATCAAATGTTACTAGTTATTCAGGATTATATTATAAAAATCAATTAAATCAGAAAATAAATTGGTATTTACCAAATGGAAATTTAACAGTTGGAGATATTAAAGCTTTAATGTTTAATTTTTATAATGTCAGTGCAATAACTGGATTAGGATGTCCATTTTATAGTGTATATACAAAGATGGATTCAATTACACCAAATGCCGGCAGTTGGTATAAATCCAGAAGAACATATTCAATAAATTATACTGATACTACTACTATAAATACTTCTTATGCATTACTAACAAATTTAAAAAATATTTCTTATGATCCTATAGCATATGGACACACTAAAGTCAATTCTTCAACAATTCCAGCTAATGACAAAGGATCATTCGCAGATTCTGAACAAATTCTATTTTTTAGTATTGGAACTTCTTCAAACAGTGCAGCAGGTTTATTTGAATTTATAGCAAGTAAATTTACAGTTTATACTGATTTGTCAAGTCAAGAATTTGTTTTTCAACAACTATAAAAATAATTTATAATATAATAATATATGAGTACTAGTTCTAGTAATTGGAATGATAAAATCGAAAAATTATTAAATGACATTAGATTAAATTCTAATACATTATCAGAACATCATAAAAAATTATATTTTAGTATTAAAAATATTGTAGTTTATTTCAAATTACCAATAATAATATTGTCAAGTTTAAATGCTATTATTGCAGTTTCTTTATCAAATTATTTACATCAAGAAATAATATCTGGAGTTAATTGTCTGATAAGTTTTATTATTGGTATATTAACTTCAATCAGTTTATATTTAAAAATTGAGGATAAATTGGAAAATGAGAATGATATGTCAAAAGAATATCATAAATTGGGAATTGATATTTATAGAACATTATCTTTAAGAACAGACGATCGCGGGATAGATGGAGACCAATATTTAAATAATATTTATAATCAATATATAAAATTATTTGAAAGAAGTAATTTGAATGATATTGAATTAACCGATAAATTAAAAAGTGATATTGAAACTGAAATATTTATATTTTCAACACCATCTAAAGAAATTATTAAAGAACCATAAAATATAATATATAATAATAATATATATAGCATGAAAAATTGGTATAATGAAGTAAGTACAAAAAAAAAACAGAAATTAGATAAAAACTTTAAAAAACATCATATATTACCAAAAAGTATGATATTGGCATTAGGTGGCACAGGTACAGGTAAAACAAATGCTTTAATGGATTTACTTGATAAAAAAAATGATGTTTGGCATAATATCATAATATTTAATCCAAATAATACAGATGAACCATTATATAATCATTTAAAATCAAAAATACCAGAATTAGAAATGATAAATGATATTAAAGAATTACCAGCTTTAAATGATTGGGACGAGGATGATAATGATAAAGAAAAATTAATAGTTTTTGATGATTTTATAAATTTGGATAATAAAGCTAAAAAAAAAATACAAGATTATTTAATATCTGGTAGAAAAAAAGGTTTTACTTGTTATTTAATGTCACAAAGTTATAAAGATGTTCCAAAGATTATAACAAGAAATATTCATTATTTTATTATATTTAAAATAAATGATAATATAAGTATTGATAATATTATAAGAAATCATAATATTGACAATTTAGATAAAGATGAAATTAAAGAATTTTATAAAGAATGTACTTCTGAGCCTATGAATTTTATGATGATTGATTTAAAAGGTGATGGAGTTAAAAGATTTAGAAAAAATTGGTTAGAATTTAAAGGTAAATCTGCCAAATCTGGATGGGTTAAAAAATTTATGTATTCTCCTAATTTTGATATTAATAAAATTAAGGATCCATCACCACATTTAATTGATTATTCAAGAAGATTTTAATAATTTTTCTAAAATATAATCATTCTTTTTTGTATTATTAGTAAATAAATCATTGAAAAATTTTAATGCTTTATTTTTATTTTCCATATAATAAGAAACTTTTATGAAACAAATGCAATAATATCCACAGGCTGTACTGTCAATATCTTGAATTGGTTTATCATCCCAAATAACAAAATCTATTTTATTTTCTATTTCTTCTGGTGGTGGATATCCCATAGGATCCATATATAATGCATGATGTGGATTAAAACAATATAAACAAGTCCAATGTGACCCTCCACCATCTTTTGAATGTTGTAAATTTATAATATAATAATAATTGTCCTTTAATGTTGGTAATTGATCTTTTGAAAAACAACCTCCAAATCTTTTATAATTTTTTAAATGTTTTTCAATTTCTAAATTTGATAATTCATTATCAGAATGAGGATTCATATATATTATATATATTATAAATTAAATTTAAAATTAATGTCCTCCATAACCTGCAGCAATTAAAGCACCACCTTTTTTTGGTCTACCTCTTTTTTTATGATGTTTAACTCCGTATCCGTGTCGTTCTGCAAGGTTTGAAGCTTCATTAAGTGCTAAATTACCAAGTGCACCCATAACCCCGCCTTGTGGTAGTTTTGATCGTAAATAATCAGTTGCCATTGGTCTTAAACTTTTTGAAATTGATTTAGCAACGTCAGAAGATGCAGCTTTCTTTAAACTATCAAAAAATCCTTTACCTCTTTTATGTTTTAAGTGATGACCAACTTCAACAGGTTCTACTAATCTTTTATCATGATGAACATAATGTTTTCTTACTCCGTATCCTCTTTTTTCAGCTTCAGCATTAGCAACATCTATCAAAGCATTTCCTGCTAATTGTCCCATAGGTCCAAAACTAGACAAAGCACCTCTAGCCATATTAGTCGCTATTGGTCTCACTGCTTGTGAAATTGATTTAGTTATTGGATGTGAAAATGCAGATTTAATAGAATCAAAAAATCCTGATCCGTGTAACATATCACATTGATAAGGATCTAGTCCAATAGTTGAAGCTTGACCTTTATTATGTGCTCTAGATAATTTTTTAATTTGATCTTCTCTGAGTGGAATTGTATGATGTTTTCCCAGTCTCATTCTTACAGCGCCACCTCTTTTTAATTTGGATTTTTGAGATGGAGTTAAATGATGAATTCCTACGTGATGATATGTCATTATATTATATATATATATA